ACAAGGTTTTTGTTGTTTACATAATCAATACTTGATGTTGCAAATACGTTGATGTTAGTTGATTCAGGATTTGCGAATGTCAAGATACCAAGTAAGTAAGCGTAGTAATCGGTGTTAGCAAAATCTTGAGTATTGTTTTGAACTACAATTCTTTTAAATAGACCATCACCAGTTGCGTTTGGATATCTTGGTGAAGCGGATGCACCTGCCAAGTAACCTGTTGCTCCTAATTGGAATTGGTCTTGGTTAGTTCTGAACTCTCTGTAAATGTCCCATCCATCAAATCCACCCGCAAAACATACTGTATATTTTCTTGAGTAAATAAAGTAGTAAGGGTTTTCTTGAGTTTCAGGATCTCTTGTGAAATCAGCAACACCACATTCGAATGCTGTTTGACCACTAGTTAAGAAAGAGTTTGAAATAGTTACAACAGTTGCACCTGAATCCATATGGAAACCTTTACTTAAGTAATTCCAAGTTTGACCCTCAACAGGTATTGGAGACGCAATCCAATTCAATGGATTCTGTGTTCCTTTATATTGTAAGAATGAATCATCAACACCAAATTGACTTGAGAAACCTAAGTAACTTCTTCTGACAATATCTCCTGAAGACTCAGTAACATCTAATGGTGCTCCAAATGGAGGATTGTAAATTACTTCGCCAGGGAAATAATATTTTGTTTTGAAAATTGGAACTGGTGAAGGGTTTGTTACAGAGTCATATTCTCTTTGAGTATATCCGTAGAAACCACAAGGAATCGCGTCCACTGGTGCTTCATCAGCCATTTCAATCATTATGTATCGTGAAATCAAAGCGTATTCACCATCAGTTGAACCTATTTTCTTAGCAACGAAGTTGTTAGACAATGGGTCCATGTTACAGTTAGTAAATTTCTCAATAACGACAGGGTTTGCGTCAGTGTCAAAGAAATTTCTAACCAACACATCAAATGTCATATTATTAAAAGATAAATTAGCAATTGAAACTTTTACCTCAGTGTTTGCTGCGTTACCATCAGAAATTGAAACGAACTTGAAAAGAACTTTATTACCTCTCAATTCAGATACCAAAAATGGTGTACTTGGAGATTTGTATTGTGTTACCTTATAAGCAATTGATGTTGGATCTTCACTTCTTGCGTCTGGTAGAGCAATCAAATCACAATTTAATCCACGAATATATCCTTGATTGTAAGCGTAATTCAAAGTATTTGGATATATTTCTTCGACATAAACAGGAACCTCATTTCTTGATTTACCAAAGTTATCAACTCCTAACACCTTTGTGATGTATTTTGAAGAAGATGCTGACATTGAAGTCTCGAAAGAGAAATTGTCTCCGTCTTTAGTTACACCTGAAATTAAGAATGGTTCAAAAGGTGATTGTGTTACTCCTGAATATTGTTCAGTACAAACTAACTGTAAATCAGTTAATCCACTTACTTCATATATCGGACCATGATTCTCACTTGTTGTACTATTAGTAAATAAAGAGATACCTCTTGAACGTAAAGTTGCAACAACCATGTTGTTGTAATCATAATATGCAGTACCTGAATAGGTGTATGTTTTACCTGTGATAGTACCACTAAATGTTGATGATGCACCCGAAGTTAATGAACTAACATTATAGAAGAAAGAATATCCTGAATATGCATTTCCTGATGTAATATCAAAGTTGGCATAATACCAAGGGTCATTAGCATCTGCCGACAAGTCATTAGTTGCAATGTTGACTGTATCACAATCATACTCATTTATAATATTTGTATAAGTTGCAGTCAAATTATAAAAATCATTTTCAGGAAGGACACCATAAACAACCGCGGTGTTTGCCGAAAGTGATGGGTTGTCCATAATATTATCTAAATTGCTGGTAAAATCCAATCCCAAAGTTGATGTACTACCATCCGATAACCTATACTGAGCATTTATATTTGCTTGTACTTCTAATGGTAATGCACCTCCAATAAATTCGATAGTATTACCTGATGAAGATCCTGAAAAGTTCGCCGAAAATGTTGTTCCAGTTACAGGACTAAGTCCAACTGTTAGTGGGTCAACGTTTGCAATCACCTTAATACTCCAAGAAGGTCCAGCGTCATAACCAGACAGACCTAATACTCTTGTTACAAAAAGTTGGTTAGATTGTTGTAAATATGATTTTGCAATATAAGCCGCTTCATATTTTGGGATTTGTGTGTTTATAAATTTTGTAGGTTCAGTCCCCCCAAAATATGCTTGAAACTCATCGTAGTTTGTGATAAAGATAGGTTCGAATGCGGGACCTTTGATTGTTTCCCCGACTAAACCTAACGTAGTAACACCTACACTTTGAGCAACAAATGATAAGTCAGTTTCAGACGTATATACTCCAGGCGATACGTATACCTTTTGATTTACTTGTGTTGCTTGAAAAAACATAGTTCAAAATTATTGTTAGCAAATTTATTTTAATGATAAATATTCATATCTATGTGAAAAAACTTGACTTTTGAATATCTATTTGTAAGGAGTATGAATTTATTCTACCTTTTTTCTGCCCATGAAAACAACTAAAGAAATAAAGAATATCAAAATATCCCCCGAATCCCACGAGATACTAAAAAAATACTGTGAAAAGCGTGGGATAAAAATTTATAAGTTTTTAGAAAATCTTATAATGGAGAAGTGTAAAGAAAAGAAAGATATCTATGGTGAGGATTAAACCAACTGGGATTCAAACTTGATTGTTGATTCCAAAGTGTTATTATCCTTAACCACCTCAATCCTTAAGATATCATTTGTTGTGATTTGAATTTCAGACACATCACTACCGTAATAGTCATCATTTATATAGACATCAAAACTTTCAACATTAGTTGTTCCGAGTAAAGTCATGTTGGCACGAAAATCAATTATTTCACTTAAAGTGTTATTTCCAACAATAAATAAAAAATTAGATAAGAAATCGTCAGGGTTTTCAGGGAACTTTGGTCTTCTTCTTTTTAATACTGTGGTATCCAATTCCATAATTTGGGCAACCCTTGAAATTGCAGGTTTGACTTGAAATTCTTCTTCGTCAATCAAATACCCTAACATAGTGAAGTCATAATTCTGAATGAAATATTTTCTAGAGTCTAAGGTCGTCTGAGATTCATCAGAAATATTATTAAGAATGATTGGAACATATTGTCCTTTAATAAAAGTGTAAGCCTGTCTTGAAGAAAACTTTTGCATTACAACTTTATTAAGTTGATTCAACTCTCTCATTCTATTACAGATAATCTTAACACTATAATTAATGTCTACGGGAACTGGCTGTGGGATTGTGTATATATCCATACCTTGTTCATTACCATTCCAAGTTGGAACTGATGCGTAATAAAATTGTTTTCTATTTGGAATAGTATATTGTAACGCAGGATTTGTTCCAAACTTAACCTCAGGTTGTCTAACCACAGTTATGAATGGAGGTTCGGGATTGAAGTCAAGATTTGTGAATAATGCGGTTTCAGTATATTGAGCCCAATTTTGAGTCGTAATAATAATATCCAACATAGGAATGATTTTCCCTGCGGTTACAACCTGTAGGTCTTCCTTAACAAAATCAAGCATACCTCTATCCAAATCAGCATGTAATACTGACTTAGGTAAATAAGTTCCATCTTTATTTATAAACTCAAGAAGTTGTTCTCTTCTTGCAGATAAAGTTTTCTTTGGGACTAAAGGTAATGTAGGTTTTACTTGTTTTGGTAATGCCATTTTATTTTTCTTCTAAGTTTTCAGAGTTATCGTGTCCACATTTATGACACATATATGGGTCGTCTCCTCCGTCAGATAATTCCCAAGACCATCCACAATTATCACAAATAACGTCACCATCCACAACGGCTTCAATAATTTTATTTAATTGTGATTCAGTTATTATGTATCTCATTATATTCCTCTAAATTCGTTTTCACTCACATAAGTTGCGATTATAGTCCTATAAAAAGGTTTGTAACCAGCATACGTATGTTTATTATCAGACTTCACATATCCATCATCACTTACCGTATAATATCTTACTCGGTCTTCAGATTCATAATACCCAAAATAATCACCCATAAAGATTTCAACTCCTAAATCATCTAAAGTTTTTTGATATATACTAAACTTCATATTACCAGGCTCTTGTTGTTCTACCTTTGAATTCCCAAGTAATTTATTAGCCGGTGCCATTACTTGAACTAATCCCTTCAATTCAACAGGGGCAAGAAATTGAATCCCGTCTTCTAACACCTCACCATAAACATCATCAGTTTTGGTTTTTCTTCTATCAATACGATAAAGGATTACAGTGAAATTCATATCACCGATTAACCACTCCTCACCCATACCGATGTCCAAAGCATAATCCTCAGACCCAAAAAATTTACCTAATCTTGTTATTGGAACTAACTTTTGCATATATTGATAAATACTCAGATTATAACTATATTGTAAGTAAATATTTTTCCGATAATAACCAACAAACAAAAATGAAACGACTTGTACTGATAAGTTCTTATTGTAACACTGAAGAAAAAATTCAAGCTTTAAAAACCAATCTTAAAATTATTAAAAGTCGAGGG